GATAAGTCTTACCCCCGCAGGATACCAAACCGCCGCCTAGATACGTCCCGTGGTAGGTCTTTGTCTTGCGGTATACATCATCATGCTTATTTTTTTGGATCTGCTCGATTGTATCGGCAAGGCTTTTGATCGCCCCAGAACTATCTGTATAATATCCCAAGATAAAACCTCCTATCTCTTGATCCAGCGCGTGATTTCTATTGACTGCTTCAAGCTCGTAACATCTTGTCTTACTGTATTGCGGACAAGATAATATTCATGCCCGTTAAATCTTATACGTTCCGTGAAATCGATGATATGCGTCATTTTCGGTTTACCCAAAATGACCGGCATGATGATATCCAGTGTAACAGTCTCTTGTATTGATCTATCATATGCATCAATCTCACTCTGGATCTGCTTGCGTATCGAATGATCTACGGTCGGAATATACGGATCTGTTTTCGCGTTCGCAAGATCCCGCTGCCGCTGTTCTTCCTCTTCCTCTTCTTCTTTCTTCTTATTGTCTGCTGCATTTTGCAGGCCAGCGTTCTGTTGATTCTGTGTATAAGGCAGTGCGCGATTGATGATACCGGAACCAGAAATAGAAGAGGAAACGAACTGGCCATCAACATAAGTCGATGTTCCAGTAAAAGAACCGCCTAAAAACGCCGTATAAACATCGGTTGTCTGAGTGACGCCGTATTGATCTCCGTCCTCGGTATGGCTGTGGGATCCAGTGCCGCCATAAGCATAGGACGTGTTTGTCTCTCTCCAAGTGCCGTCAGCGTTGTCGCTACGCTCTTTTGTGCATTGGTCATTCCCGTCATAATCACGTGTTACGACAACATCGACTTTTTGATGCTTTTTCCCGTCTGGGTCAAATTCATCAATATAGTGAACTTCTTCAACGCATAAACCATCCCAATACGTCTGCTTGATATGGTCGCCGTAGATAACGCCGTTGAATCTAAGTTCCTCTGTCTTATCGGTATCGTCATCGTTCGGATTCTTATATTCGCTATCATCAGGCTGTTCTTTTTCCTTGTCTTTCTCATCCTGATCTGGATCTTGCTGTATCTTTGTACGGCCGCCGCTGCTCGTATTGGAACGATTGTTGGATGCATACGGGCTATAATAGATCGATCTCTCGATCTCCGGTTCTGTATGTGGCAGATCTGTGATATCATAGACCTTTGTTTCGCGCCCGCGCTGTAAGATATAGAGCGTGCCGCCGCGCAAGAAGACATTGACGAGCCTCCACGGGTACTGGCTTGTCCAGCCAAAAAGACCTGACAGCAGATCTGCGTACGTGATATCCGTGTCCGAGAAGTCAGACTCAGGCGTGAAATTCGAAAATCTTGCATCTACATGCAGGGAAAGAGATTCTTTGATCCGGTTCACGTACCATTGCGCGCGTAACATATACGCATACGACGCATTACGGCTTCGGTTCAGCTCTCTCTTGCGATAGGAATCATATTTCATGCCGGTATACAGCAGTCTGTCTTTGTAATGCATGGCCGAAATACTTTGACGCGCGCCCGTATTCTGCGTCGATTCGATCTTCATCTCGTACGGATAATCGATGAATCTGCCCTTAAGGATATCCCCAGGCCAGTAATCAAACCCGATTACATCGGCAGAAATCTTATCAGACAGCGTATTTTCTTCCAGCGTAAGCGTGAACGAGATGACGCCTTTTTCTGCGCCCTTCGTGACATGCTTCGGGAACGGCGTAAACTCTGATTGCGGTTCAAAAACTGGCTCTTTCGTCCCGAACAGGTCGAACGGGATCCGGCGAACGGTATCCTCTCCGACGATCGTAGACTTGTGTAGTGTTCTATGCGTATCGGCAAAGATCTCACGATACCCCTGTGAACGAATCGTATCAAAGGATACCTTGTAGAAATTGCCAACAGCGCGGCGCGTATCAAAATCCGCAGATCTTGCAGTACCTACGCCGATCAGGCGATCTGTATCCGCATGAAGCTGTTCGGATCTCTGTAAGTCGCGGCTTGTATCAAAGCCAACGATCTCAACCGGCCGTGCATCGAAAATGAAGCCATCTACCAGATTGTGTCCATAGTTAGATGCAGAAATCTGATAATACTTATGCGAGCCTAAATTCTTGCTGAACCGGATATACGGTACTTTACCGCTCTTGAGTGTCTGTATCGGCGTCCAATCCGTACCGTCATCGGAATATGAAAACGTGATATCAACATCGGTAACGCTGTCAAGTCTGTATGTATCCTGGAAGCATACAGTAAAATTATAAAGGACGATCGGCGTATTGATGCAGAACTGGATCGGGCAATACATGTATTCATATAAGATTTCGCCGCCACATAGCAGAATAGGATAGTTTTTCGTATACGCGGGATCTGCGTAACGCGCGGAAAGATCATCGATCTCCCATTTTGAAACAGTATCACTCGTGATGTCCATCGGCATAAGCCATTGACGTTCGTTGTTTTTGCAGTCTTCTGTCGGTTCAAGAGGATCTGAACTTACAATGATATTGCTAAAGAATACATCTTTACCGTCAGTCTGCAAGTAGAGCGTCCGAAAATAGCCATCCTCGGGGCCAACGTCCTTATCTGTGACCGCGGTTATCTTTGCGCCGTCGTACCAGTATTCGATTAAAGCTCCCTTATTTGCTTTGCCAGCAATCATATGCAAGCAGACTTGATGCAAACCGTCTATAGTCAGTTTGTCGCTGTGTGCCTGGTTGTCATACGCAAAAGTAAGGATATTTTCGCCGTTTCTCGTTATGCCGTCTACTCTACTACCTGTGCTGTTGGTCTTGTAGTAATAGCCGTTGTATGCACGCCATCTATTATTGGTTCCGGCCGTAGAATACACATCAAACCTGAACCAATACTCTCTGGCTGCGGGAATCGGGAAAATACCGGCTTCTTTTTCTTCATTTGAATTGTTATTGATCCAGAACGCGTACCCTGTTTTGCTCTGCGTCTGGTCTTTTGGCTGGATATTGTGCGCCGGGAAAATCAAGCGCTCTTTATAGCCTGGATTGTCATACCGGAACGGGATCTTTATCTCTCGATCTGTATCTGCAAGATCTGTGACATTGCCTTTGAGTACACGACTCGTTGAAAAGCCGAGCAGCTGAGACAATCCGACGATACGAGCTGTATCAGCGTTATTGGTTACAGCAGTATGAGCCGTGAGCCAACGGCGTGTATCAGCAAGACAAGTTTCATGATTGCCGGTATGCCTGAGTGTTTCAAACTCTGCTTTGACTGATCTCTGGATAGTCCGGTCTGTATCCAAGTCATACGATACATGATAGGATCGTACGAGCGCAAAAGCATGGTCTGATCTTGTCGTGACGGTCGTCTTTCTTTGGACGACAAAGGCTTTATCGTTTGTCTTTATGCTTGCCGCCATCTTATCAAACCTTCTTTGCTGTGACTGTTACCGTGCCTAAACTGTCTTTCGTTACATTCGTGCTTCCTGCTGTCAAAATCTGACTGCCATCAGCCAGCGTATAATCAGATGTTACGCCGCCATAATTGATCGACAATGCGTTGATATCCTCATTGTTCCGGCTGGCTGTACACTCATAGGAACCGCCCAACAGCTGGTAATCCGCTGTTGTGATACTGCTTGTATCCAGGGTTACGGTTCCCACGGCTCCCACGGTCTCCAAGTCGTATGTATTGTTGGCGCTGGATACAAAGTTACCGCCGTGAGCCGTAATTGGTAGTTCTTTGATTTCATCGTTCTTATATAACTTGAAGTCTGCAAGGATAAGATCGCGAATGTAAAAAGACGATCGGATCCGGATACCGGTTATCTTTGCCTCGCTAGAAAGTTCAGCCAGGAAATATCTACCCGTATATGCATGTGTACCCGCAATGCCGTCAGCGTGTAGATGGACTTTCCCGTCGCTGTGTGTTTGTAGCGTGTAATGAAAAATATAATCAAACCATTGATTGTAAGGGATCCTGCAATCATTACGCCCATACATACCATCAGATGTATACGAATCCAGAACATCAAATAGCTTTACCGTTGTGCCATCCGTGACGACGACGGTAACGTCTGCGTGATAATTTGACGCAAAATTATACAGACTAACCTTCTGCCAGCAGTCTGCGACGCCTGAAAATGTTTTTTCGCAGTATTGATTTACGTCATCTGTAGCGCCGTCGCGATAGACATACGGCTTTGTGCTGATATTATCGGCTTTCGTGCCGTTTCTCCAAGCAGTATGATGCACATCAAAGAGTTCGGCATAGCAGGGATTTACATAAAGCATAAAATATCCCTCCTATGAATCAAAGTGCCACAATCTTTGCGGAAACTCTCAGCTTGACAGAAATATCATTCTGCGGATTCTCGTCCGTGCTTGACGTTGCTTTCGCCCAAAAAACAACGTTTTTTTGAGCAATCGCAAGAGGAATCGTCGCAGAAGTAGAAAAGGCGGAATCTGCGGGGGCTGCGTCTGCTGTATTGCCCGCAGAATAAGCAACGAGCCACTTACCGGCCGTCGTTCCCGTGAAGTCAATCTTTGCGCCGTCCGTATCGGTCGTATATCCGGCCTCGCAACGGATCGCGAGTTTGATGATCTTGCTTTCTGCCTTGCTTGCGTCAAGCGTGGCAGCGATCGGGCTAGTCTGTGCGCCGTCAGATGATACCAGCGTACCGTCTGTCTTGTCCTGTGTCGGGTTATTCATGTAAACATTGATGTATGCGTTTGCCATAATCTTATATCCTCCATAATTCTACACTTGCATTGATGTAATCCGGGAACCGATTCACGCGCGAATACGATTTGACGACAATCCGCGCTTGAAAGATCTGTTTCGCCTCGTCTTGTATATTGACAATAACGCGGTTATGCCAGTAACTTTTGACGAGTTCCCAGTTTGGTTTGTTAAATTGCAGTTTCCAGCTGATCGTATCGCCCGCAGTAATGTGGCCGTAGTCTTGTACCACGACGGAACCAAAAACTTTGACGAGTTCTTGACGATCGTCCGGCGTGATCGTGTTGTCGTCGCCGGGATCATTCATGGAAACGGCTTCTCCTATCCTTACAGACAAAGTCCGTCACACTCCATACTTGTTATCATAATAATTGTTCTTCATCGGCTGCAGCGCATCATTGACTTTTGTTGCTGTACGATCCGCGATAAGATCCACAATGTCATTCGTCATAACGGTATCGCTGACGTTTGTGTTGATCGTGACAGATGGGTTGTAAGAAGTCGGCTGTACCTCAAGCGTCCTGCCCGCTCCGGTCAGATTATTGATTACAGGCTGTAACGATGATTGCAGACTGTTTACCGCGCCGCGTAAGACTTCAATTGCAGGCTGAGACGCCGCGGCTGCTTGTGCGCGCGCGGATTCCAACTGATCGTTCGGTACGATCGGGACAAGGTTGTCTTTCGCGGATTTCATTGCGGCCTGGAAATTTGCGATTTCTTCGGGGCTAGTCATTGCATTAGCCGGTATCTTCATTTCTCGGCGCATTTGCTGGATGATACCTTGTACGCCGCCTTTAGACCATGCTCTGTAATACTTGAGCTGGCTGGAAAACATGGATTGAGCTGTTTCTTCATAACTTTGGCGTTTTCTTTCCTCTGCCCATTCTGTGGCTTTAGCTTCGTCCAACCCCTTTTGTTTCCAGGCTTCGGCCTCTCTGTCGATTTCATCCAAACGGTTCTGGAATGAATCTTTCCAAATTGAATCAATCTGCGACGCGACTTGACGATCCCATTCCGCGTTGATCTTAGATTTGCGCTGCTGTGCCCATGCGTCAGCCTCTTCTTGTGTCGCGCCCGCTCTGACATAAGACTTTGCTTGTATATCAATTTGATCCAATTGGTTCTGGAGATCAGTTTTGAACGCCTCGGCCATAGGGGCCGTAACATTGCGAAATTTGTCCTCGCTGATTCTCGTAGACTGCGCGCTGATAAACTTATCGATCAGATCTTTCGGAACGCCGTTTGCTGTAGCTTTCTCGACTTCTACCCACATATTATGGGTAGCGTTTTCCACATCATTATGAGTGAGAGAGTAGATCTTTTCGGACAGCTGTCCGGCTGCGGTTGCCCGCCATTCCATCGCTTGAGCGGCTTTATTTTGGGCTTCTGTATTCGCGTCTGTGGCCTGCTTGCTTTCCTGTTCTGACTTACGAAAATCGATATCAACGCCGGTCAGGTCTTGCAGTTTTTTGCTCGTGTCATCAATCGCGCCTGCATACTTATCCCATTTACTGGTATCGAGATTGTTATTGAGCGCGTCAGCGGCAGTCTGTTCGAACTTGCTGTACTTCTCTTTCCCGGCTGCTACTTGCTGTAAATGATAGTTCTCAGCCCATTGATTCCAGTCTTTGCTGTGTGTCGCGATTTGATCGTTGCGGTATTTGTTTGCTTCGCGGCCGCCCCAAAATTCGTACCCTGTTATACCGGCAGCCAGACCGCCTGCGAGAGGGATAAAGCCTAAACCGCCTGTACCTATACCGAGCGCGGCGGCAGTCAGTGCGCCTGTACCAATTCCCATAGTCAGACCAAAGCCAGACTGCATTTTCTGTTTCCCGCTGGCATAATCCGGGATATTTGCCGCAAGGATGTTATCTTCTCGATTGTTTCCCATATCCTTGCCGAGCTTACCAACGGCAACGGCAACAGATCCAGCAATCTTACCGACTTCGGCCAAGGCAGCGCCCCAGCCCTCGATTGCTGATTTGATATCGTCCTTGTTATCTTTTATATACCCAACAAGGTCTTTCATGCCTTTTGTAACTTCCGGCATGACTTCGCGCGCGATCGGGATCATTGCGGATCCGAAAGCAAGTTCCAATTGTCCAGCTTCGGCTTTCATGACTTTCCACTCAAGACTCAGCTTATGGGCTTCCTCCGGATTCAAAAGACCTGTAGCTTCGATACTGTTTGCGACTTGCAAATTGTCTGTGTAATCTTCCAGCAGCGGTACTAATTCTGCGCCGCGACGGCCTAGAACCTCTGCGGTAAATTCTTCCTCTTTACCGGCTTCGGCGGCTTTCTTGTATCCGGCGGCAAGATTATCGAGCTGTTTGTTGATCGGCAACAGATTACCAGATGAGTCTTTCAGCGAGACGCCGAACTTCATGAGCGCAAGCGTCGTTGAGTTCATGCCGTTTTTGGATGATAATACAGATTTATCCAATTGAGAGAAGAACGGGATAACGCCCTGGATATTTGTGCCGCTAACAGAAAACAATTTCGACAACTTTGATGCTTCGCCCGTAGTCAGATGGAGACGGTTGCTCAGTTTATAGAGATTATCTCCGGCCTCCATCGCACTCTGGGTTATGTTGAATAAACCATAGCCCGTGGTTGCTACGGCCATCATACCGGCCATCTTGCTAGACAGACTGCCGTAAGCGCCGGTAACAGAATCAACGCCCTCTTTTGCTTTTGTTGAAGCCGTTGCGATACCAGACAGGACTGTACCGATCTTGCTATGATCCGTATTGTCTACGGGCGTCAACTCTTTTTGCCGCGACTGATTCGCTTTTAACTGCGATTCCAGCTTTGCAACGGCAGCCTGTTGTTTTAAGACTGCCGTCAGGGATCCGCGCGCGCTGGAAGAATCCTCGCCGTTTTTTGCAACGTTCTGTTTATATGCGGCGTCACGGATTGCAAGGATCTGTTTCTGACGGGTCAGCAGGTCATTCAGCTCTTGTTCTTTACGCTTGAGAACATCAAGTTCTTGCTCCGCGCCCTGTAGTCCTGCTGTATCGATCGAGCTTTTGATCTTGATCTGGTTGCTTTCCTGGTTCAAGCGCTTGATTGCGTTTGATACAGTTGTATCAGCGGTCTGGAAATCAATCTGCAACTGTGATATATCAAGGCCAAGGCCGATAAACAGTTCGTCGACGGTTTGTCCTTTTTGAGCCAAACAAATCTCTCCTTTCTTGTAGTTTTCTTCCTATTATATATACGTGTCTTTTTATATATACGTGTCTTTTTTGCGGCCGGTCACATCGGTAAAACGTCCTCAATTGATGCATACTTTGGCGCGTTGTCTACTTTATCCATGACGACGATAAAGTCCAGCGTGTCAGCTAGATCCTGTTCGTCGATCTGCCGCAACGTCCAATTGTACGCCTTGACAAGTCCCGCATAAAAAGACATGACTTGCTCATACGGGCTTAGATTTACTGATCCTCGCCCGTTTCCGCGTTTGGGATCTGTTCAACCTTTTCTGTAACGATTCCTATTACAGCTCGAGCCTGAGCCACATACGCAGGATAGATATCAGCAGGATCCAGCTGATTTACCTGTTCGTCTGTCAAATGATAGAACTTCTGGATGATCCCGACACGGGCATCCATAACGTCAAGGAAGTGCATTGTATCCGCGTTTTCTCGCTCCTCTTTGTCGTACTGTACAATCTCGCGCCAATCCTTCATCGTCGGGCGCGGGGCCTTGATTGTCTTCTTGCCAATCTTGATTGTAGGCATATCCATATAATCACGTTCCTTTTTTTTGTCAGTTTCCTTCTATATAATATAGAGCATAATATAGAGCGTTGTACAAAAATAAGAGGGAGCAATAGATCTCCCTCTTACCCCTGTTTTATATCGGTCAGTCAAACGTCTTCTGCTCGTTGAGTGTATACCACTTCTCGCCCGTTTCCGCCTGGTAGCCCGTGGCCTCTTCATCAGCCTGGACAAGTGCGAGCTTGTCGGAATTACGGTAAATCGCCGTACCCGTGATCGACGGCGTTGTAAAGGAAATGTTTTCTTCCTTCGTTTTGTATGTTTCGTCTGGCTCTGCGAACTTTACCTTCGTGAACCGAACAAAGCGTTTCTTACCGTTATTCTTCTGCGCCTCAAACATGACGGCAAAGTACGGCGCTACGTCCTCGCCCGATACTTTCATAGTTCCTGTTGCAGAATCGAAAGTATGGCCCATAAGCAAAGCGCGATACTCAACCGGCAGCTGTGCCGTTTCAATCGTAAGTTCATACTCAGACGTTGCGTTAGCCGTCTCAACTGCGACGTTATCGCCGTAAAGGGACGCGCTGTTGTTTTTCGGCTTGATCTGTACCTGTCTGAGCTGTGGGATGGAAATAACGGCATCATACGTTGTTGCGCCGCTCGTCGGGTCATCCATGACTTTGGCGACATGGAAATTTGAGATACCAACGAGCGCAGAATTGACGATACCAGATTTAATATCTGCCAAAAAAATCACTCCTGTTTTATAAAATCAATGACGCGGACGAATATATCGTCGTCCTCCATCATCTCGACGGTTTCGCCTTCTACCCAGCCAGCGGATACCATAACGTTTGTTATGGCGGCCGATACTGGATTGTAGGAAGCAGATCCCGCCTTTGTTAGTATGTGGAACCGGATACGGATCCGGTCATATAGTTTTTCGTTGTCCCCAGACAAAGATGGATTGCTAGAGACAAGGGAATAGATCACTGCTGGATACTTGCAGACTTTCGGCGCGCGCTGATGATAGAGATTCGCGCCGACAAGATCAGCGAAATCTTTGTCTGCTCGTAAAGCAGCGATAGCGTTCTTAACTGCGTCCATCCTATCATCCTTTCTTTCCGGCCGTGAGATTATCCGCGATCGCCTTGCGTATCTTCTCTTTCGCGGTTTCCATACAGGCGTCAGAGGTCTGCTGCATGAATGGGATATTAACGCGGCTGCTGTATTCTACGACTGCGCCCTCGTTAAGGCCGTTATCGGTCTTGAGATCCGTCGTGATTTTTGCGTACGTCCCAGACTTCGCATATACAATATGAAGGGAATCACGTAAATGAGTTCCTTTTGTGTTATGCTTTTTGTCGTGATCCGGGTCATACGGGCAACGCTTTTTAGTCTCGGCCAAAAGATACTCAGCTGCATCTTGTAAGGCAGCTTTACCGGCTTTGACTGCCGCAGAACCAATATACATCTCAAGTTTGGCAGCAGACCAACGATTATTTTTAGAGGTCCGGGCCATGTCAAACACTCTCCCTGCACATGATCGTCATATAAGTCTGTTTAGCATCCGGTAAAACGCTGTCAATCTCGTATACATGGCCTTGATGCAGGATCCGGCAGCGTGGATCGACGATAGAATTATAACGTATATAGATCTTATGCGTGGTTTCTGCGGCGTGCTGATCGGCTAACAGGTATTCCCGGGATGATATCGGCGTGATATCTGCGTAAAGTTCGGCAACCGTATCCCATCTTTCAACGCAATTCGCCTCATCATCAATTACCGGCCTGTTTTTCTGAACCTCGATACGATGCGTAAAACGGCCTAAATTCATCGGTTATCAGCCTCCTGCTTTTTGGAAAGAATATCTTGTAATTCTTCATCCGTTTTATCGCTTGCATTTTGTAGCTGGCCGATAAGCGTTTCAATGACTCTTGAATACTGTTCTGCATTCGTCATCGTTCGTTCTTCAAACAAACTTGCCGTATACATAAGTTCTATCATGTCTGCTTTTTTCTTTATGGCGTCATCAAGGGCGCATAAGATATCCAGATTGTCTACCGCGCCCGTTAACATTGCGTGCGCGGTATCAATCATTCTGATCAATTCATCATCAAAAGAATTTGAATCAATCTTTAGATACTCTTTTACTGTACTGAGCGCGATAGACATATGAATCAACTCCTGGATCAGGCCGTCGTGACCGTGTATGCTTTCATGGCATTCTTATCGTCAACAACGGCGTCAAAACGCTCGATTGCACGAATCAGAGTCATATTCTTCGAGAATCCAGCCTGATCCGAGACGGCGAGTTCCAGGCCAGCGCGCTCAAAATATGCGATGTAGTCAAAGAGACTTCCAACATAGAACGGAATAGCCTTTGCATCCGTCTTGAGCGTGCTATTCGGCAGAACAACGATTTCGTGGCCGCGGAACAGATAGGAATCCGGGGCTGTTACATCCGGGACGAGAAGCGGGCGTTTATTGGCGTCGTCAAGCTCTGCCATCCATTCAAGTCCGTCCTGATTCGTGAAAATCTTGCTGCTGCCTGCATAAGCGGCATCAAGATCAACATTAAGGGCTTTCGTGAGTCCTTTGTAATCCGAAAGCGCTGCCTTTTCTGTCGGCATCTTTGCGAGAATTGCGGCGTTCTCGCCGTTTACTCCCATGCGTGCAAGCTGTCGGCCAAGAACAGAAATCAGGTCGATATCTGCATCTGCAAGCAGGCTGTTGGATACCGGGATGATAGCGCCATAGTCCTTGATCTCGTAATTGACCTGGCTGAACGTTACATCCTGCTGGCCTACCTCAGAAAGCTCCTGGAAAGCTGCAAGCGTTGCCGTCGTGTCTGCAAGCGCAGGCATCTTGCCAGACATAGAAGCAGCCGGGATGATATTGGCGTAATCCTTTAGCTGTACATAAGCCTTGCGATACTCTCTAAGCATTGCAATCTGCTCCTGCGGGACAGCTGCGCCGCCTTTTTCTGCCACGCCTTCCTGCTGGCCTACGGCCTCGTTGAAAACCTTTTCTTCTTCCGTCAGTACGCGGCCGAGAAGCATTTTATTAAAGATACGGTTCTGCATCTTCTTATCGTTGAGTTTTGCGCCTGCGGCCGGAACAAGGTTGTCGATGAAATTCAGCTTTTCTGCATCATCAATGCTCTTTGCAAGCTGGTATTCCGCACGGGCAGCGTTGAGCTTGTCGGCAACGTCGGAAGCCTCCGAGATCTTGCCGTCCTTCTGTAACTGCTTTGCCTGTGCTGTCAGCTCGTCCATGACTTTCTTTAATTCATCTGATTTTCTCATATTTGTAAGTTTCCTTCCTATATAATAGATAGAATTTGATTTTAGATTGTCGCAAGGGCAATCTTTAGATTCAAGGCCGCGGCGTCAACCTTATCGGCTGGCTCTTTTTCGGCGGCCGGAACGTCTGTAACGACGTTTATGCCGTCCGGCATCTTGTCAAGCGGCTTGTAAGATTTACCTGCATAAGCAGCGGCAGTCGTCGCGGCCGTGACTGATACATCAAAGAGTTCTGCGGCCTCCGAGCCGGTTAGCCATGTTGATTGCTCGACAAGATCATGAATCTTATCGGCTGTTACGCCATCTTTTGCGGCTTTCAGATACGTGGATTCCAGGCCGTTCTGCAATGTATCAAGCATCTCGATAGCTTTCGCGAAGTCATTCGCGTCGCCCGCACACATGCAGGACGGCTTATGTATCATCAAATACGCATTTTCCGGGATCTCTCTTGTATCGGCACTGAAAAAGATCTGCGTCGCAATCGAGCACGCCCAACCATCAACAACGGCTGTCGTCGGGCCTTTATGGCGCTGTATCATATTAGAGATCGCGACGCCTGCCGGTACGGAACCGCCGTTAGAGTTGATATACACGGTCAACGGCTGATTGTCGTCGATCTTGTCAAGCTGCTGTTTGATATCTGCTGGCCAGACATAACCTTTATCATCGTCGTAAATCAACCAATTACTGTCAGCATCGTCGATGATATCGCCGTAGATATAAAGATTAGCGCCATCGACGCTATTCTTAACTTTTATCACGGTTTAACCTCCTCCTTTCTCGTAGGCCAAACCTACGTCTTGAAGTTTTACATAAGAACCATTGACTACGTGAACGTCTCCATTCTCGCATGGTTCAAGATCCAGTTTAGACCTAGCCTCGTTAACGGAATAAATGGCTGTCGATACCATTTTCTGCAATACATCGGCCTGCGACGTTGGATCGCCGCGCAGGATTGTCCAAACATTGAACTTGAAGCCTAGCCCGCGTTTCTGTTCCTGCGTCGTCAAAAGTTTACGGTTGAATTCCTGTTCATACAAACTTAAATTATAGAGCAGTGTATTGACGTAGAAGCTGAGATTCTGCGCCGCAGAATTCGCGTAACTTGACTTAGAATAATCATTCAAGAAATTCGGCTGGATTCCGAAAGCGGCCGCAATCTGCAAGGAATTGTACTTCTTGAGTTCATAGAATTGCGAATCCGTCAGTTTAAGATCTAACGTCTGGATATCATAGCCGAGCGGCAACGTAATCATACGCCCGTCTGTCGCCTGTTTACGCAGTTGCTTGAGCATGATTTTCTGTTGCTCTCTGCTGAGATCGCCGGTAAATTTGACAACTGCGTTTGCGGTTAAACCCTTCTGGTATAACTCATTCAAAAACTGCTGGCTTGATTTTGATCCAGCCATATTGGTTGCAAGGATCTCGCGCACGGATTTGCCCGCTAAACCGGAACGATCCGTTACCCACGATTTTATATGCAAAATATCATCGGGGTAAATCCAGTAAGATTTACCTGATTTTGTATCCGTGAAATGGTAGTAATACTTTCGGTTTGTGAAAATATCAGTGTTGTCTACGTAGATCTGGACACATGTAGGATCTAATGGATAGATACCAGTTATGCGTGAGTTTTTGCGCGCGACATATGCATAAGCATTGCCGTAATGATTCCTACAAAACTCTAGGTATGTGAAAAGCTGGATCGGCGTATAAATGTCGTTGGGCGAGACGCTAAGAAACGGCGTCGTTTCGTGGTTTGTGATCCTTTTCTTGTCCTCAGACATAAGGTAGATCGGCATCTTACCCAACGATTCTGACAAGGTTTTCAAACATGTAAAATACGTGATCTCTGACAGATCCGAGCCGTAGGATTTTCCCGCGAGCGAGAACATATTATTTATCGCAGAAAGCGTAATCGTACCGTTTTCTTTTCCGCCGGTAAACACATTCTTGATCTTATCAATAAGATTGAACCTCGTACTTTCTCCCTCCCTTCGTTATTCATCGTCATCATCGAAACTGGATAACCATATATCAAGCGCTTCTTGACCTTCTGCCTTGTTTTCATTGGTCTTGTCTTTATTGCTGAAATACAAAGCCCATGCATCAATAATGGCATCAATCGGGTCAATCCTGTCGCTTTGCGTCATCTTGTCGATCTTTGTCTCTCCGAACGAATTCGGCTCCGATAAGATCGCATTTGATGCAGACCATGACAGAAGCGCGTTATTTTTATCATATTCAACCTGCTGTGCTTTTACAGTCAGTGCAAAATCAGCTGTAGGGTCATTTAAGGATCTTGCAGATTGTCTGATTTCTACCAAATCGCAGTCTAAGATTTCATCCAGATCCGCGAGAAAAGCGGCTGCATTATGTGAGTCATACCCACAAGCGACGATGTTTATCTTGTAGTCTGTTATGATCTTCTTGAGATCCGCGATGATATATTTATAGTCGGTTTTTACGCCATACATGCCTGTCGTCAAGGTTATGAGTCCTTGCTGTTTCCAAACGCCATACGGCTGCGAATCTGTTTTGATATGTTCAGCAAGCCGCAGTTCCGGCATATAACTATGACTCCATATATATACAAGGCCGTTAGACAAAGGAAAGAGTAAAGCGATAGATGTTAAGTCGCCGCCGCTCGATAAATCTATACCGAGATAAGCATCTTTCCCGGCCATATCCTCGATTGTTTCTGAGCCGCCGCAATTTTTCCATGCTTCAAGATCCAATAAAGATCCGCCGGTATATTCTACCCATACATCTAAAGTTTTCGTCTGGAAATTTACGAGATCTTCGCCGCCTTTTTCGCGCGCGTCAATTGCTTTTGCGGCCACAATCGCTATTTTCTGATCGTCTCGTTCCGTGTCGTTCTTCCATAATTTCAGCGGGTTTGCTTTCATCCATGTTTCTGGATCCCAGATATCATCGTCTTTATCCGGTTCTGCAATATAGATAAATAAAGAATCTTTCTGGACGACGCCCTCTAAGACACGCTTGCAGAAATCATACTGCTTTTTACATGGAGAAGACAGGTTAAAACCTGCGGTTGTTATTGCGATCGTCAGGGCATTGATTACGTTATCTTGACCGTCAAGCATGAGTTTATACATTTGATCGGATCGATGTGCATGATATTCATCAACAATCGCCAGGATTGTCCGAAAACCGTCCGCGCTTTTTGTGTCGCGGCCGATTGCTTTGATTACGGATCCGGTAACTTTTGATGCTATGGTTCTCTCATATTTCTTAATAGAATACAATTCTGCTAAATCATGATCTGAAAGAATGAATTTTGCGATTTCGTCCCAAACCACATTGGCTTGTTCCTGCTTCGTTGCCGTACAAAAAATCCTGCCATACTGATAGCCGCCGAACGTGGCGAAATCATTCGCTAAAATACCAGAGATAAAGGATTTACCGTTCTGCCGTCCCATCTGGATATACGCTTCGCGATATTTTCGGATCTTTGAACGCTTTTTCCTCCAACCGAAAAGATTACCAATGATGAAATTCTGGAATCCTCTTGTTTTTAGTTTCTTCTGCTCTGTACCCTCGCCAATAACGAGTGTATTTGCTATATCAATATGCTTTTCGGCTTCCTCTATGTCAAAGATCCATTCGCTATCTTTTGCGGCCATATCATCTAAATGTCTCTGACACGCAAGGCGCTCCGAACGTCCTGCAATCCGTTTCCCAGATAAGACAAGTTTCGCATATTCCGTTGTTCTGTCCATCGGTTACGCTTCCTTGTCTAGAAATTTCTCGTATTTGTTTTTCGGCGGCTTTTCTGCCGCTTTTGGTACAATCAGTTTCAGCCTATCCGTGATCGCAAGACCTAGTTTGCTGGAACATGTAAATATGTTCTTCGCGCACTGATTCAAGACACTCATATATGGCGATGGCGTTGCATAACCAGAATCCGTTACATTTACAAGTCCTTCTGTATTCAGATGGCCAGCCGCCTTGATATACCTTGCATAGTTATCGGCGTATACAGCTAAAACAGACAGATCTAGATTGTCAAGGAAATCGATTTTCCTGGCCTCCGATACGACGCGATAAAATTCCGTTTCCGCCTCGCCGGTCAGCCAGTCTGGGGCGGTCATCTTATCGGCGGCGGCCTTGATATTCTGTTCGCCCTCTTCACGGGCAATCCGTTCGGCCTTGTTGACATGCCCTTTCTGCATTGAAATTACTTTTCGTGGTCTACCCGTTGCCAATTGTAACAACCTCCCTTACATTTTTAGAGTTTTTGCGCGAGAAAACCCCCGACGCATTGAGCGTACCCCATCAGCAAAAACTTTTGTCCATACCCCCGATACAGAATCGGATTACTCTATCCCTGGGATAGGGTCTGCTGATGGATCTCAAATAGCTTTGCTTGCATCTTGTGCTTGCTGTCCTCGCCCTTGTCGTATGCCCTGTGGATCTCTGCATGTGTCTTACTTGAAACAAAGATAAGATTGTCTTGATTGAAAGCTAGATCCGGTCGCTCATTTGTTGGAATGATGTGATGTGAGATCCGGCCGAATACAATGTTACCTTTGGCGCGCTCAACCTCGTCCAATCCGTTGGCATGTTGGGAAATAATTTTTGTCAATGATCTCCAACGTTTTGAGTCGTAGATCTCGCGGCGTCCGTCGGTTGCGTACTTGTGGTTATACTCTTTTGTCCTCTCGCGTTGACAAGGGCATGTTGATCCCTGCGGGATGATACGCCCGCATATGGTACACTTACGGGTTAGCATGATGAATAGATGGAATCATCTCCCCTATCTAATATAGAACGTTAAAGTATATATAACTCTCCTATATTAGATAGAACGTTATTATTAATGGAAACGAATCGAATAGTATTTGGCCGCGATATCGGGAAAGTCATGGGCAAACTGCTGCGCGTATCTTATTGCCGATTTACCTGCAATCTCAACATACTCTGAGAATGATTTGGTCTTAATCATTGATGGTTGATTTGCCCATCTAGCTAGAGTTATATACATTCCCCTGTATTTAGATTGCTGATAGTTTTCGTGCCGCATTACGTAGGGGATTGCATGATTGTCAAATAGGATCTTGATCCGCTCGAAAGTGTTTGCTATATCATCTTGATCGGTTGAATCAAATGCAGTAAGAACATATAATTTAGGGATCCTGTTGGAATGATTATGCCAGATCTTTAAACCTTTGACTATATATTGGGCGTCTTGTATATGATCAAAAGCAAAGATATAATCGCCGTAGTATTTTGCGCGCGCTAACGTTTCTGCTTTATCATCTGTCATCAAACGTAGATCCATGCCTTGCCTGAACTGGAAACGCTTATTTGTTGCTGCCAATTCCTCGAAAACAGATCTCCAATACTGATAAGCCAAGATATTATCATCCCACAAATAAATACGTTTACGAGATTGATCCAGCCACTCAGATATATGGGAATGGAATCGTACGCCGGGGGATTTTTGATTGACACAGAATTTACAATGACGGAAACATCCTCTTGTTGCAAATCCTATTGAAAACTCTGTGTAATCCTTGTACTTGATTGGTTTTTGTCCGGCCGCAATCTGGTTAGACACATAAGAATCATACAGATGATAATCTGGTTTTGTGTGCTCGATCCGGTATGGAAGGGAATACATGAATTTAGATGTTAAGATCGTCTCTGCTGGATCTGGATTATCTTGATAAGTTATGAAGCCAGATTTGAATCCTGTACCGCCTAGCGTGATATTTTTGCGCGCGAGAACATCATCCGGTACTTTTGAAAAATCAAAGACTTTTGCAAGATAGATATGATCGTACTGATCCAGATCCTCGTCATAAGATTGAACCAGCGTTGTATTGTTGCCGTTTTGTTTATGATAACCAGAGATCTTAAGCAATGCTAGATTGGGATGGCGTGTACCATTATCTAAGAGATCTGCATCTATAATACCGATATTATACATTTTTGTACCTCCGAAAAATATAGAGCGTTGTTGTTTTCGCGCGAAATAAAAAGCCCCGGATCTCTCCGGGGTTATTGGTTACGGTAACGATGTAACGGTTGTATCGTGCTGCTCTGCAAGAAGTTGCCGCGCTGTCAGGATGTAGTACGGATCTTTTTTCCGGCTGCGGCGCTGGCCTGGACGATATATGTAAAGACGATCTATCAGCCAATCGCGCTCAAACTGAGACTTACAAAGATCATACAGTTTTAGAATCTCCTCTTGCGTGTAGTTGTCATGGGATCGTGCATACAAGATACGTGTATCCATGTAATTGTGGTTTGGGACATTAGTATAATAAGTTGACATCATTGGTTAAATCAACTCCAGATATGATTGCTTTGCGGCCCGTAACAGGGCAGAATAATCAGCCTGCGGGATCCCAAAACGTTTTGCGGCCTCGGCCTTACTCAGCCCTAAAACATATGAAGCAAAGAGGATAGAACGATAAGGCTTGCATAACTTACGCAGATTATCCT